CCCGCCGCAAGCTCGATGCCGTCCGCCCGTCGATCTCCCGTCGCGAACCCTACGTAGCAAGAGCCGGCGTTGCCGCTCAGCGCCTTCACGATACAGCCCTGCGTACAGGCGCCAGCGGCGGCCTGCACGGCAGTGCCGGGCGTGGTGACGTTCACCTCCTGTGACGTCCCGGCCACAGGCGTGGACACGGAATCGACGTGCTGGTGAGGCGTGTGCTCGCCACCGGACAGGGTCGACTTGACGAGCCGGGCGATTCTGCCGGCATCTAGTACGCTCAATGACATGGGGGATTCCTTCTGCTTTCGCTGCTGTTTATCCTGGCTCGACGAGGCCCGTCACTAGTCGCTCGCGATATCCGCGAACCCAGATCGTCAGGTTGCCGTCCGTGACCTGCTGATACTCGAGGGCCGTGAAGTTCACGGTGCTCACGATGCGCTGCTCGGCGTTGCCGGACGGATAAACCCGGACCGGCGGGTCGCCGTTCGCGGAGCCTGATATGCGGACCTGCATATATCCGCCTGCCGGCTCGTAGTCCTGCTCATTCAGCAATGAGGCAATAGCCATCACGGTGAACATCGGCGGCAGCCATTCGGCGCAGTCGACGGCTGCCCATGTGCCAGCCACGCCGGCATCGAGGGCGAGCAGATCTGCTAGCTGGACATCATCGGCATAGTAGACCTCGCGGTACTCGCCGAGGTCGAACATCGTGAAGGCGCGGAGATCGCCGCCTGCGTCGTTGTAGACGTTGCCGAGGAACCGAAAAACGTCATAGCCGGTGGGGAGCTCTGGCGCACCGCCGGAGGCGGTCATAAGCCCAGCCGATGGGTTGCTCCCGGTGGTGTCGCCAATCAGGTGCACCTGGTACCAGGTGCTCGGAGCTTCGGCGCCGCTGTCCAGCCCGCCCGCTCCGCTCGCAGTAATATCGACAGTGAGCTCCGCTGCTGCCTCGATTGTGACAGTGTCGTCGTTGTCGCGGCAGGCGCCCGGATGGATCAGCACCGTCGACGCACTGTTCCACGCGAGCAGACATCCGAGCACGCCCCCCTCAACCAGCTGCGGCGGCCCGACAAGGGATACCTCAGTCCGGCCCGTGCCAGCGTTGTCCGCGACCACGAAGTTGGCGCCCAGAAAGTCGATCGCCTTCCTCACGGTGAGGGCGGAGCCGTCCTTGTGGATGGCGATCTGCCCCAGACGGTTGAGCAAGTAGAGAGCCCGGTTTGCGAGCGCCTGAAAGGGCGTCGAGACGGACGCCTCGTTGGCGAAGTCGCCGTCGATCGGAACGCTGACCGGGCTGGTGAATTCGTCGACGTCAGTTAAGTCTTGGGGCATGAGGCTCTCAGGGTGTGTAGTCGACCAGCATCACGAGCCATTGCTGCGCAGGGCAATGACGTAGCAGCAGCCGCTCAAGCTCTCGCCGGCGGTTCGCCGGAATGCTGACGCGGTCGGGAAACGTCTCGCCTCCCCAGTAGAGGAAGTACGGCCATGTCTCGGGGTCGCTCGGGACAGGCGGCGGCGCGATCGGAGAGAGGCGGTCGTTGACAATATAGCCGGTCTCATTGGCGAGGAGGTTGTTGCACAGAGCATCCGGCTCGCCGCACTGCGCGAGGGGCTCGCCGCACTGCACAGTGCCCTCAAGCGGCTGCTGCGTGTGATCCCGAGGATCCCGCGCGACCGCCGGCGAAGTGGACTCCCACCACTCGTGGACGTAGACGTCGAACCCGGCCGCCTGCGCAATGTCCTGCAGGTAGCGCGGGGACTGCCCACCGGTCGCGAGCCACGCGGCCTCAAGCGCGGCAACGCGTTCCGCCGGTGTCGGCGCTGGCTCCAGCGCGAACTGCGTTTCCCACGCTGCCAGCTCCCGCGTCGACGGCGGGAAGATGTCCAGGTAGACGTCGTCGATGAAAGCGCGCGCCGAGGCGTACGGCTTGGCTAGCCCGTCGAATAAGCGATCGATTGCCCGCCCGCCGGGGACAGAGCCCCAGAGCAGGTCAGGCTCCCCCCACTGGTGCCCGTCACCCCACTGCCACGACGTCGCTCGCTGGCGAATGCGCCACGCGAGCGCGTCCGGCAGTAGGTGCTGGAAGATTCGGAAAAAGAGGCCCATTCGCGTGTCTCTGTCTCACGTGGTAAATTTCCACCCATGACGAGGATGGCCATCGCGCTGGCATCCGCATGCATGATCGCCGCCTGCTTCGGTGGCAGCGGAATCGATGGGGCTCCCATGGTCGACGCTTCCCCCGGAACGTCGCCGGCAGGGTCCGTGCTCGCGGAAAGCATGGGCGACTTCGTCCCGCCGATATCTGCCGATGCCGGGCCGAGCGCCGCAGCTTCTGCCGTAACCGACGCATCCGTAGCCGACGGCTCCGCGCGCTACATTGGCCCGGGCTCTCGACTCGACAGCAGTGTAGCGCCGGCCCCGGCCTGCGCCTGCTTCGGCAACCCCGGCCCGTGCTGTGACGGCTGCGACTACCGCGGCCCGGGCTATCGCTGCGATGTCTCTGCACTCGCATGCGGGCCCGACGGTGGCGTCGCGGGACCGGCTTCTATCACGCTCTGCTCTGGGCATGAGTCGGAATGTGCCGGCGCCAGCGTATCATCCCTTCATCCCGTCATAGAGTGTCCGCCCGGCACGGCATGCCTTCTGATCGGCGGCATTGCCCCCAGGGCGTTCTGCGCGCATCGCTGACCAGAGGAGGCTTTATCACCACCCGCTTGCGCCGCCGCTGATTCGCGCGACGGTGAGCACCATTCCAGTTAGCGTCAGCAGGCCGCCCGAGATGTTCTGCACAAACAGATTTTGCCCGACGCCGCCCATCTCGAAAAGCGCGGACCCGTAAAGCTGTATAAAATCTGCGGGATCTGCCGACCAACGGATACCGCGGAGAGTGACGTCGGCGCCGCCACACTGCATCCGCACCAGCGCAAGCAACGGATTGCTCGTGAGCGATGAGCCCATCAGGCCAGAAATGGTAGCCAGGTAGAGCCCCGTCGCCGGCTCCCCCTGCGGGCCGCGAAGCACGACGCCAGGGTCCGCAGGCAGCCCACCAATGTCGAGCACGTCGAAGCCAGCATCTACAGACTCGACGTTGGTCTCGAGCGTGAACAGGTCCGTGTCCGCGACCGCCGCACCGCTTACATCCAGCATGATGCTCGGACGCCGCGTGAGGCGCTTGATCGCGTCCAGGTAGTCGCTTGCGGAATACGTGTCCGGGACGTCGCTGTGAGTGATGGCCGCCGCTTCCAGCATCGCTTGCTGAAAGCCGAAGATGTCGTTCACCAGGTCCTGCTCCCAAGGCGTTCCGGCGCCGTCGCCCGGCGTGACGACGTTGCGCGCTTTGCCGTGCGGGTACCCCGGATCCGCCCCGCTGGTCTGCCCGGGGTATCTGGTGCTCGGTCGAATCGCCATGGTGTCTCCTGCTAGCTGCCGCGAGCGCGGCTCTGCTCACACGTAAGTGCAGGCCGCGCCCGCGAGCTTCGCCAGCTCGCCATCGCCCAGCGTGTACGACGTGATCAGATCACCCGCCAGCTCGAGCTCCACGTAGCCCACCGTCGCCCCCGCCGCACTCGCCACCTCATTTACGACGCCACCTACCGCGCCCTGCGTGACGCGGTCATTCCGCGGCAGCGTGGAAAGGCCCGTCACGAACGGCTGCCGAGCGCGGAAGTACTCGTCCACCGCGGCGTCGATCGACGCCTGCGCAGCAGCGGGATCCTCTGCGTCAAGATTCCCCACCGTCACCGAAAACTCAAGCCGAGAAATCGCAACGACGTTGACCAGGGCGTTTGCCGGCCGCCGGTTCGCCAGCCCGTCGTCGTCTAGCTCGATCGCCTCGGACACCGACGTCAGAAGCGCCGCGTCCGGGATGCCGTCAGGGTCGACCGTGTCTGTCGCCTCGACGTAGACGTCCACCTGGCCAGGGTCGCCCGTGTATGGGTACGCGGCAGCAACGCCCGCGACACCCTCCGCCCACACCTGATAGTCGGCGTAGGCGCCGCCCTGCGGCTTCCGCTGGAAGCGACGCTCCACACGGCCGCGGTAGGCGTCTTCCGTCTCAGCGTCGGCGCCAACCTCGGCAACCGACGTGACCACAACATCGGCGGACACATTCGGCAAGGGATTGGCAAACGTCAGCGCGTCGCCGATCTCGAGGTTCCCGACCACCCCAGCGCCACCGCCACCGTCAGGGTCTGAAGTCGCCCGGATCGTGACTGCGACCACCGCCGCATCAAGAGCAACGGGCGCAGTCGTCTGGTACACCACACCCGTCTCGGCTCTCACGACCTGCGAGCCAGCCGCAAGCGTTCCGGTCTGCACGTCCACCGTCACATCCACGACCAGCTCAGCTCGCGTCGCATCGATCGGGTCGCCCACCCCAATGAGCCGCCCCCATTCGACGAGCGGGCGCACCTTGACGCCGTTGATCGTTGTCTCTCGGATGCTCGCGTGGCGCACGAACATCTGGAGGTGAGCCGAGCCCGCGTACCGGTAGACGAGGACCAGCGTTCCGGCCAGCGCCTTGGCCAGCACGCGAGTGAACGCCTTCGGCAGCAGCGGCACCGTTTGCGAGAGCGATGCCTCGATCTGAGCAACGATCGTGTCGGCGATCTGCTGCGTGGTAGGTGTGACGAGAGCCATGGCTTAGATCCACACCAGCCAATGGCTGTTTCTCGGTTCCCCGAAGTCGAGCTGACCGCCGATGGGAATCGGCACCTCTCCGGGCGTCGACCTCGACCCCCAGCCGCTCGTGAACGCGAAGGAAAAAACGTCGTCGTCGATCTCGATGTTCACGTCGATCTCAACCGTATTGATCGCCACCAGCCGCACGTCCACGCCCACGAAGGTCGCAGCCTCTGACTCGACGAACCAGGCCAGGTCGGTCTCGGCCGCGTCCTCGATGCGGCGCAGGTTGGCAGGCACCGCCGGCAGCGACGCCAACAGGTACTGGGTCTGGCTGCGGTAGCGGCGTGACGCGGCCCCCTCGCTTTTGTTCCCCCACCATTCGAGCGGATCGTCGCTCTGCAAGCCGCTGTCCAGCTCGTTGCCGCCAAACAGCGACAGGTATGCGGCGGTCTCCAGCCCGGACGCCAGGACTGGCTGCCCGTTGACGTAGCGGATGTCCCCGCCGTCGTCGTAGTGCCGGAGCAGAACGTCTGTCATTGGGATGCCCTCACGATGGCGTCAGGATGATCGCGCCAGCGAAGCCGTGGGTGTACGTGGCGTCTTGGTTGACGACCTTCAAAATGCCTGTCAGCGCCGCGTATTCGTCGGTGATGTCGAACGGCACCCACTCGTCAGGGTCCGCGCTGTCGCGCTGCACGGTGTAGTCCGCGTAAGAGCCGCCGTCGACCGTGACAGAGATCGAGATCGTCGACGGGTTTGCCGTTTCGGCGGTGCGCGCGATACCGTAGATGCGGACTGCATAGGTATCCGACGCAAGGACCTGCAGCGCATTTGAATGAAACCGCTCGACAACGTCCCACAGGCCAGCCCCGAAGACAGCGAACGGAAAGCCCGGCGCCACCGACTTCTCGAAGATTCGGAAGCGCGCAGCCGGAACCTGCGCAGCGTCCCGCGCATCTAGAGCTGTCTCGTGCGGTGCCCTGGCCGCTGCGAATGGGCCCGCGCCCAGAACGCTGATCGCGTCGGCGACGACATCCGGCTCGGTTTCGTCGAATCTTTCGCCGTCGACGAACGGATCTCCAGGAACGTAAATGCCCGGAAAGCCGCGGCGCGAGTCGTAGCCATAGGCTCGGTGGTAGCGCGCATAGCGCTCGCCGCCGCCGCTGCGCGTCGCAGCGCCCCGCGTGGGCGCAGTCGGAAAGACCGAGAGCTGGTTTTCGGCCACATCCTCCGCGAAATGCCTTTCAGGCATCGTGATCCCACGGTCCGCCAGCCTGGATTGCAGGTCCAGCGATAGCAGTCGGGATGCCTCCGCCCGGTGGGCGAGGGATGGCCCGTCAGAGACGACGGTGAGCAAATCCAGAAACGTGTCCCGGGCGGTGGTCGGTACAGGCATTGATCAGGGCCCCTGCGGCCCGCTGCTCGGCGACCCGGAGCCACCGGAGATGTGAACGTGCGTCAGCAGCGACAGCCCAGCCGGGCCTATCTCGACGTCGCCCGGCGTCGAAATGTTGCCGTCCTGGTCGATCGTCACGCCGTTGATCGTGACCTCGCTGCCGGACTTGATGCTCGTGATCTCGATTGAGCCATCCCCCTTGAGCCACAACTCCGCGACGACCTCGCCCGCGGCGTCGCGCGCGTAGACGCGCTTCTCGCCCGGGGCTGCCTTCTTCTCGGTGTCGTCCGAGTATCCCGTGGCCTGCTCGGCGCCAGCCCCGGCGCTCTCCTCGAGCGCTGCGAAATCTCCTGCCAGTGGCGGCGAATCGTCACCCACTGGCGCGAAGTGATCCGCGGTCAACAGGTCGCCCCCTCCGGGGTCAACCTTCACCGCGCCGTCCTCGAAGGACTGCACCTCCCCTATCCGTCCCATGGCAACTCCGATGGTATCTCGCCGCGAAAAGCGCCTGGCAGCACCAGCCCCAGCGTAGCGGTTGTCGACGCCGCGTCCTGATGGAGCGTCACGCTGCGGATCAAAAACTCGTATTCGGAATAGACCATCGCGTTAGGCGCCTCCAGCACCAACGTTGTGTTGGGCTGCCACAAGTCGCCCTGCGGATCCCGCCAGGTCGCAACGTCCACAGAAAAGCTGGCCATGTTTGCGAACATGCGCCCGAGCTTGGCCTTTACAGCGGCCGGCGCGTCGCCCTTGTCCGTGTCCTGCAGCGTGAAGCTGTGAGGGCGAAGCACACCTGACAGAAACGGGTTCTGCTCGGTAAACTTCGCCCCTCCTCGCCCACGCTTGGCAGCCGCGAAGCCCGTGATTTCCGAGAAGTACTCCTGCGGGCTGAAGGTCGCGGAAACCTTGATCACGGGCTGCTCCTGCTCGCGCAGCGTCGCGACGGGCCTCCCGGGCACCACGGATTGCCAGCAGAGCAGGGCGCCGTCTGGGGTGCTCGATATCACCAAGTTGCGCTGACGCGCGAGCTGGCCCAGGAAGTCGCTCACCTGCTGATCTGCGTCGAGCTTAGCCTTCGCGAACGGCGTTCCCTCGTCCGCGTCAAACTCGACGTCGAGCCCGAAAGGCTTCGCCACCGCCTCCGCGATCGCCCGGAGACCGAGCTTGCGGAACTCGATTGGAAGCGCGCTGGCCGGCGCCGGGCAATCGTCCAGCACCCCAGGCAGCGAGTAGGCGGTCACCTCGACCGTGCTCGACGTCGCATCATCAGCGGGGGCGACCCCGACAACCGTCCCCTTGAAAATCCGCTTGTCGTCGACGGTGCACTCGATGTCACCGAACTCGAACGGACGAAACAGATCCCGAAACTCGCGCCGGCTAGACTCGTATGGCGCCGACAGCGACAGCGACGAGAACGTGTCCATCGCGAGACTCAGGTCGACAGACCGCCACGCAAAGAACTTTCTCCCGCTCAGTACAACCGAAACCTCGTCCTTCTCCGCCATGCTCAGCTCGGGTAGTACGCGATTGACCGACCCGCGGGCAGCTCGAGGATCTCGTCCCCTGTCAGGTTGTTGCTGGCGATCAGCAGGTCCAGCCGAGAGTCAACGGCACCGTACAGCTCGGCGGAAAGGTCCACGATCGTACGCGGCCTGTCGAGCACGATGCGGCGCTCCGGAACCAGCTGAAACGACACCTCGATCAGAAACCCGACCATCAGCGACACAGCGTCGAGCAGGGCCTGGTAGCTCTCCCCGGTGTCGACACCGCCCAGGTCGTCAAACGCGCCGTCACTCCACGCGACAACGTCGTCGAAGAGGTCCGTCACACGCTCGGCCGCCGCAAGAGCCTCGGGCTTGGTCGTAAACTCGGTTTCGAGCGTCGAGAGGACGCCGCCGCCAACCGAAGCCATCGCCATGAGGCGAGCAATTTGGAAGTCGTTCGAGGCCCGGGACAGGCTGGACGACGTCAAGCCTATGTTGGCGCCGGGCCGCCCTGCCCGCGATCCGAAAATGCTGGCGGCCAGCGCCGCGTAGCCGTCCAGCCGCGACTGAATGCCGGCGATGGCGCGCGCTGGTGCGTTGATGAGGCCCGAAATCTGCCGCGCCAGCAGGAGCGGCTGGCCGACCAGGACGTCCAGGCCGAAGTTGATGACGTTGAAGGTGTCGTCGAACTGCCTGCGCGCGAGAGCAGTGGTGTCGGAAACGCTGCGAAGCGCCGCGCTGATGTCTCTCAGCGCGCCCTTCAGCGTCGCGATTGCGCTCCGCTTTTTCAGAGCACCCAGCAAGCTCGTGTCATCGCTGAACTTTTGGGCGGCCACCACGTCGAAGTCGCCCAGCGCAGCCTCGATCTCGTTCTTGCCTGCGCGCTTCGACGACGGATACACGTCGAGCAGCGTTGACCAGAACGTCACCTCGACGATCGACTGATTCGCCGCGGTCTTGAGATCGTCCCGTCGCGTGATCGTTCCGAACGGAACCGCCTTGAACTTTCCGTAGAGCGGATGCTCCAGCTGGCCGACGCCTGGCTCGAGCAGCCCGGCCAGAAAAGCCGTGGCGACCCTGTCGTGGTCGTTGCCGCCGAAAAAGCAGCGCAGCGGGTATTGCCGCGGGCCAAACCCCTTCTGCTGCACGTAACCGTCGTCGACGCCAGGAAACTCGAACACGGTGCCGCGCTTCTCGACGGTTTGGGACACGTCCTCATACAGGAACTTGATCCGCGTGCCCTTCTGTCCCGTGGTGTACGCCGCCTCCCGCAGCCGGTCTTCCCAGCTCTTGCCCGAGTCGCCGAGCCCGAGGAGGTTTGCGAGGCCGGACGGTACGCCCAACGCCATCAGAACGCCCCCGATGGCCGCAGACGAACATTGGTGCCGCGGCGCGGCTTCCGCTCAACAGAAGCTTTTCCGGCATCGTCGCGGATGCGGATATCCACCTGCTCGGTGGAGCGGCTCTCCTCGATCGAGCGCGACACCGCAGAAGCCGTGGCGGCTGCTGGGCCGACCACCTGCGGGTCGAAGCCACGAGACGTCGAGACGCCAATCGCCTCGCGATCCGCCGACCTCCGGGCAAGGCCCTTGCCGACGTCCTCGATTGCCTGAACGCCAACGAGACGGCCGAACTTCTCGACAAACGAACTCATGCCCTTGAAGTCAGCGAGCCAGCCGCTGAACATCTCTGAGATCCCAAACTGGTGATCGAGCCATGAGCCGATCGCAACACCCACGCCAAGCGCGGCGCCCAGCAGGCCGGCTTTGCCCATCGCCCCCGTCACACCGTTGATCCGCCCCTTGAGGCCTCCTGCGAGCGAACTGGCTGCCGCAGCCTCACCATTGAAGGCGCCCATCGCAGCCGTGTAGCTCGCCTGCATGGCCGCGGCGCTGCGAGTGGCGGCAGCGCCAGCGATCACTCTGCCGGTCAGAAGGCCGTGCGCCCAGGTCGCGGCCTTCGTGGCTGCCACCCATGCCCACTTTACCCCGGTCGCAATTTTGAGCGCCAGCTCGAAAGCAGCGACGGCGACGCGCGCCACCCTCACCGCCGCCGCCAGGGAATAGAAGACCACGAGCCCGGTGCCGATGCGCTTCAGCCAGGTCACGATTTCGGGAAGGTTGGCGCGGAGGTCCGCGATGAACTCTTGCGCGCCGGAGACGATCAACTTCTGGTTCTCCGAGACCCACTTCGTCATGCCTTGCACGACGCCGCGCAACGGGCCTCCCTCAAGGTCGAAGAGCGCCACCTTCACGCCGTCCACCGCAGACTCCAGCAGCAGCGTGTCGCCCTGCAGGGTGTCCATTCGGATCTCGGCCATCTTTGCCGCTGCGCCCGCAGCCCCCTCCAGCTCCTTGGTGAGCGTCTGCAGCTTGCCGGACTCGAATACGTCCTTGAGGTTTGCCGCTGCCTTCTGGCCACGCAGACCGACAAGATCGGCCAGAAACGCCACCTGGTCGAAGTTGCCGCCGGCACGCTTCGACGCCTCTGCGATGCCGGCGATCACGCCCTCGAAGGGAAGCATGTTGCCTTCGGCATCCTTGAACGAGATTCCGAAGCGCTTCATCTGTTTCGCGACGGCCGCCGGCGGCTTCGCGAGCTTTGTGAGCATGGTGTTCATTGCGGAGCCGGCGACCGATGCGTCAAGCCCGACGTCCTGGAGCAGCGCCACGCCCGCGACCACGTCCTCGAAGGGGATGCGCAGCTGCCGCGCAGTGGACGCGACGTTGCTTAGCGAGTCGCCGAGAGACCCGATCGTCGAGTTTGTTCGCGAGGAAGCCAGCGCAAGTACGTCCGCAACGCGCCCAGCCTCCGCCGTTTCAAGCCCCATGCCCTTGAGGGCGTTGCTGACGTGGTTCGCCACCTCAGCCATTTCAAGCCCGGAGGCCGCGGCAGCGTTCAGGACGCCGTCGACGCCTGACAGAATGTCTGCGTTTGAGAAGCCCGCCCTCGCCATGATCTCCATGGCCTCCGCTGACTGCGTAGCCGTGAACTTCGTGGTGCGGCCAAGCTCGAGCGCCTTCTGTTCCAGGTCCGAAATCTGATCCCTGGTCTGCAATCCGACCGCGGCAACGTTCGTGATTGCTTGCTCGAAGTCGGCACCGGCACCGACAATGCTACGCAGCGCCAACCCGCCGACCGCGCCAACGGCTGCAAAGGCCATGCCGGTCCGCACGATGCCGCGGTGCACGTTCCCAAAGGAACGGTCGAGCGATCTGAGCGCGGAAGCGGATCTGCGCGTCATGCGCTCGATGCGCGAGGCAATCTTCGCCACAGGCCGCGACATGCGGTCAGTAGCGCGAAAGATCGCCTCGACGCTGAACCTGCCACCAGCCATCACGCGCCTACTTTCGTTTCGTGTGCCTTTTCAGGTCTTCCCGGCAACCCGCGAAGAAGAATCGGATCTCTGCGTCCCGCAGCCCGCGAGCGTCCGGCAGGCCCGGGTAGTCGCGACAGATCTGCAGCAGCATCTCGCCGTAGACCGCGTGACGAGTGTGCCGGTGGGCGCCGTCTTTCCCGCGGGGTAGCTTCGCGTCGGCTCCGGCACGGACGAGCGGCGTCGCTACCCTCCCAAAAAAAGCCCGAGGATCGCCGAACAGACCTTGAAGTCCCGATTCGCCATCTTCGAGAAGCGCGTCGCCGGAAGCCGCGTCATCTCGGCTAGCGTCGCGACCGTCTTGCCGAAGTTGTGCCCTTCGCGCTTCTGATCCATCGCCATGTAGGTCGCGCCCGTGGGCTCGTGGAATGTGATCGGGTCGCCGAAGCCGGGGCTGTAGACCGGCTCACCCTGCTCATTCACCACGAGCTGACCCGCCATCATCGCCTTGAGCAACCGACGCCTCGCTGACTCGAACGAGCGCTTGTCGTCGTCGTCCATGCCGGCAGGGTCGACATCGAGATCCATCGCTTCGACGAACCGCTCGAACTCCGCCTCCGCCACCTCAGCCGCAACCTTTGACTCGCTCATGCCGTCCCTTTCGCCGCTGGCTTGCGCAGCACAGCCCCGAGGTCGTGCCACGGGCTGTCATGATTCCACGACTTAGCGACCACATCCAGCCCAGCCCATCGCGCCATGGCGTCGATCGAGTCCGGGTAGAACCGCCAGCAATCAACCGGGTGCCTGTGCACGGGACCTGCGGAGGGAACGATCAGGATCAGCGGCCCGCCCGGCCGCAAAACCCGCTCCATGTTTTGCACCGTGACCCAAAAGAGCGGGTCGTGCTCGAGCGTCTGCCCGCTGATCACCGCGTCAAACGAGCCGTCTTCGATGGGCCACTCGTGGCCGGTGACCAGGATGTCCGCATTCTTGAAGTCGAGCGACGTGTAGGCGCAATCGTCGAAGAGCGGGCGATAGGAGCCATTCACGTCCGCGCCACCCACGTCGAGCACCCGGGAGCCGGGCGCTACCTCGCTGCGCAGTTTCGCCATCAGGGCGTAGCTTGTGTCGTGCATGGACCCCCGCTACCGGGCGACTGCCCGCGGCGCTCCTTCGTGCTTGCGGCCGTCGGCCCTGTACCAGTGGTAGACGTAAAGGCCCGGCAGCAGGTAGACGCGCCGCCCAGCTCGACGAATGTCCCGGTGACATTGGTTGTCGACTCCAAAAAAGCCGTCTTCAAAGCCGCCCATGGCGCCCCACGTCTCACGAGACAGACACATGACAACGCCGCTTATCGGCGACCCAGCCGTGCAATCGCGCGCAGCCGAGCCGTAACGGTCGAGTTGCTGCTGCCCAAACGCAAAGTGCTCGATCATGTCGTGGCCGGCGGGAGCCCCCGGCGCGATCTGCGTCTTGCGGCCGATACGGTTTGTCATCGCGGTGAAGAGACCCGCCTCCGGTTTGTCGGCAATCGCCTTCAGGAGCTGCGGGTACCATCCGCGCGTCGTGAAGATGGCATCGTGATCGAGAAAGCAGCACCAGTCCTCTGGCTGCAAACGCTCCATCACGCGGTTGTAGGCGGCACCCAGGTTCCGATCGACGTCGTAGGCGATGCTGGCAATCAGGGTCATGCGTAGCCGTACCGTTCCATGCCTTCGCTCTCTGCGTCCGAAAGCGCTGCCCACTGCTGGGGCGTGAACGCCACCCCGGCCGTAGCATCTTGGCCAGCGTTTACGCGACCAAAGGACAGGTCGACGCCGTCGTGCCAAACGCCGGCGCGCGTGAGCGCCTCTCGCAGGTCCTCCACCAGGGTCTCCTGTCGACCGATGTACTCGATCTCGTCTTCCACAGGGCCGACGAAGCGCGCGAACATCTGCGACGCGTACCCTGGCAGGTTGGCGAGCACTTTCTCGACGTAGGCGTCGAAGTCGTTGTCCATGCAGCGAGAGTCGATCTCGTGGCCGGGCTGCCACGTGTGTTTCATCCGGAAGCGCCAGAAGGAACGCCAGAAGTCGACCGGGTGCCGCACGAACGCGAACCGGAACGGCTCCATGTGTCCGACATCCTGCAGGTCACAGTGACCGCGCTTCGCCCACACGTTCCCGTGGGTCGACTCGTTGAGAAGGCGCGCTCCAGGGTAGTTACGCCGAAGCACGTTCTTCGTCCATTTTCCGCCCGTCTTCGGCACGTGCAGGTAGAGGAAGTGGCCTGGCAGGATCAGAGCCATCCCGCGAACCCCTCGCCCACGCCAGCCATCTCGCGACAGATCGACAGCACGCGATGCGCGACCGTGTGTCGCTCGGCGTGCAGCCTGCGCCCCGCTTCCGCGATCCGGACTCTCGCCGCGTCGTCGCCGTCCAGGGCGGCC